GCGCGGCGCCGCGCTCACCGTGGCGATCACCGCCAACATTCAGCCGCTGCTGAATTCAGACGCGCGCAATTTTCGCAACCTGTTCGGATGGGAGTTGATCAGCTACCCGCTCGGCACGCGCGCGATCCTCAACGTGCCGCAGCTCGAAGGCGAGACGCAAATCCAGTATGTCATGAACACCATAAGCGGTGCATGGTGTCGCTTCACCGGCATGAACGCAAATTGCTGGGCGATCTTTCAGGAGGAGCTTTATTTCGGCGGAAACGACGGCGTCGTCTACATGGCCGACGCCAGCGGCAGCGATAACGGCAACCCGATCGACGCCAACATGCAGGGCGCATTCACGATCGGCAACAGCCCCAACATCAAGATCTTCTGCCTGGTCCGGCCGTTCCTGATCACCGACGGCGATGTCTCGCCCGGCCTGGCGGTGAACGTCGATTACCGCAATGACGCTGTCGTAGATCCGACGCCGGCGACGCTCGAGCCGGGCGCGGAATGGGACGAAGCGCTATGGGATATTGACGTCTGGCCAATAGAGGAAAATCTTGTCGCCGACTGGCAAGAGATTGGCGCGGTCGAGGGGACAGCGGTTTCCGTGCGCCTGGCCGTCTCGGCCGAAGGCTCGAGCGGCGACGTCATCCTGCGCCTGATCGCGCTGCAGATCGCCTATATCCCAGGGGGATTGATATGAGGATCATCGTTCCGCACGATGCGGCCGCCAATGACGCCATCGTCAAATGGGTGATGGGCAAGCTGCAGGCCCCAGCCGTGAAGCCCTATCGCGGCCTCGGCCTCGAGGACGATCGCGGGCGCCTGGTCGCCGGCGTCGTGTTCAACGGCTACAACGGGGCGAACGTCGATATCACCGTCTATGGGCCCGGCCACATTGGGCGCCGCGAGCTTCGCGCTGTGTTCGGCTACGCCTTCGGCCCGCTGCAGGCGACGCGCATCACCGCGCGCACCAGGCGCAAGAATGCGCTGCACAGTGACAAGATCCTCGAGCGGCTAGGATTTCGCTACGAAGCCAAAGCCGTGGCATATTACGGCGAAGGCCGCGCTAACGATGCGATGGTATACCGGATGTTGCGGCGCGAGTGCCGATGGATAGACCGGCCATCACCAAGACTTCCCCGTGCGGATATGAGAGATGGTGGCGCGGCTGACGCCATATATGCGGGCTAGGACATAGCCTTTAACACCATCCGAAAGCTCTTTTCGTATTTGCGTTATCTGTTCGGCGGAGAGCTTCGCGCGCGGCCGCGTATTATGCGCGGCATCAATTGCCTCTGGCGAGGGGCATCCAGGCATTGACCTGACATGCTTCCAGGATCGCCCCGAAATGATAAAGTTTATTGTAGACCTTCCGAGGGCATATTCCTTCGCCAGATCGCCGGTCCTTTCTCCGGCGGCTTTCCGCTGCAGAAGCGTAAGCACCTGCTGATCTGTCAGAAATGAATTAGGGCTATTCTCGCCGCGCTTTACTAGTCCCGGATTCGTGCGCAGCGGATGCAAATCTCCTTTAGGCGCCGGACGTCCGCGCGCCCTGCCTTTATTGGCGCAATCGCGCATATTATCGGTTTGCGTGCCTAAAAACAGGTGCGCTGGGTTTACGCAACACGGGTTGTCGCAAGTGTGGCAAACAAACAGACCTTCTTGTATGTCGCCATTGGCGATCGTCCACGCGAAGCAATGCGCGCCGATTGGCGTCGCGCCGGGAAGATTAAAGGTGCCGTGGCCAAAGCCCGTCTTGTTCGCAGTCCATTCCCAGCACGGACCATCCTCACCGCGCCCCATGGAGACTTTGGACCAGAAGCGTGCGATAACTTTCCAGTGAAACTGCATGGTTTTCCCGATTAAATTCAGGTTTAGCTATGGATGCGCCGAAGGCCCCCGACCCAAAAGCCACAGCGGAAGCTCAAAGTCAATACAATAGGGAAACCGCCATCACGCAGGCGGGCCTGAACAGCACCAACCAGGTTACGCCCTGGGGTAACCTGACCTATACGCAGACGGGCACATGGGACGATGGCACGCCGCAATTCACGGCGACCACGTCGCTTTCCCCTGAGCAGCAAGAGCTTTACAACCTCTCGACAGCGACACAGAAGAACCTCGGCAATATCGGCGTCGAGCAGTCCGGCAAGATCCGCGACCTGCTCAACTCGCCGATCGACATGTCAAACGAGGCCGTCGAGTCGCGGCTTTTCGACCTGGGCAGCAAGCGCCTCAATCCCGTGTTCGCTGAGCGCGAGGGGCAGATGCGGCAGGATCTGCTTAACCGCGGCATCCGTGAGGGAACGCCGGCCTTCGAGGCGGAAATGCGCCGCTTCAACGAGAGCCGCAACGACGCCTTCAATCAGCTGGCGCTGACCGGGCGCGGCCAGGCGATGCAGGAACTGCTCACCGCACGCAACCAGCCGATCAACGAAATCACCGCGCTGCTGTCCGGCTCGCAGGTGCAGTCGCCGCAGTTCCAAAGCACGCCGCAAACGCCGGTTTCAGGCGTCGATTATGCCGGCCTGGTGAGCAACAACTACAATCAGCAGGTGGCGGCGAACAACAGCATGCTGGGCGGCCTCGCTGGCCTGGGCGGATCGCTTATCGGAGGGTGGGCAAAGACGGGATTCATGATGCCGTCCGATCGCCGCCTGAAAGAGGGGGCAAGGGTGGTCGGCAGGCTCGACAACGGCTTGCCAGTCTACGTTTTTCGCTACGTGGGAGATGATACCGCTATGCTGGGTCTCATGGCTGATGAGGTCGAGCAGATTCACCCTGAAGCGGTGGGGGAAGTGTCGGGATATAAGGCCGTCGATTACGACCTGGCCGTGGCATAGCGAAGGGGGCCTGCGATGGCGTCGTATCTGGTCAAGCCGGGCACCTCGGCCGAAGATCTGGCCGCGCAACGCGAGTTCGCGCAAAGCCTGCTCGCGAATGCCGCAAGCACGAAGCCTGTCGGGCATTGGACGCAGATCCTTGCCCAGATGGCGCAAGGCGGCCTGGGCGGATATGAAGCTTATGAACTAGGGCAGGAAGGTCGCCGGCAACAGTCAGAAGCGGGCGATCTGTTCAACAAAGCGATCCAATCCTTGGCGGGCACAGGAGGCGCCACAGCGGCCGGAAGCGCGGCGGCTAGCCCAGCCGCTCCGATGGCCGTTTCGCCAGCCCAGAGCGCCGCGGCGGCCGCGGGGCGCGTCATTCCGGAGAGCATGCCGCAAATCGTGCGCGGCCTGGTCGGGACAGAGTCCGGCGGCGATCCCAATGCGCGCAATCCGCTGTCATCAGCGACCGGGCGCGGCCAGTTCATCAACTCGACCTGGCTTGACATGATGAAGGGCGAGCCGGAAGCGCAGGGCAAGACGCCGGCCGAGATCCTGGCCATGCGCACCAACCCGGCGATTTCCGATCGCATGACGGGCAAATACGCCGAGCAGAACGCGGCCGCGCTGCGCGCCAGTGGCATGGATGTGACGCCGGGCACGATCAAGTTGGCGCACACCTTCGGCCCGGCCGGCGCCAGGTCGATCCTGAGCAGCCGCGACAACGTTCCCGTCGCCCAGGTGATGCCGGCGAACGTTATGCAGGCGAATCCGTGGATCGGGAATAAGACAGTCGGCGAGCTCAAGACCTGGGCCGATAGGGCGATGGCGCGGGAAATGCGCGTCGCCGGCAATGCGGCGCCGGCGGCCGCGCAAGGCGCGGAGATAGCGCCAGCGCGCCGCGAACGGCTGTACGGCGTCGCCCAGAAATTGCTTGGCAATCCACGCACTCAGGCTGCTGGACAGGCGATCTTGCTCAAACTCATTGAGCAGGATGCCAAAGCCGATGGCACGGTGGAGCGCGGCACGACTGCGCATGCAATGACCGATGCAAACGGCAATGTGGTCTATGGGACCATCGGAAAGGATGGAAGCTGGAAGCCTCTATCCGGCGCGCAGGGATATCGGGCAACCCCCAAGACAGCCACAAGCGACACGGGCACGGAGATCATCACGCACGACGTCTACGGCAACGAGATCAGCCGGACGCGCAAGGATGTCGCTGGCAAGGAGCGGGCGGAAGAAATCGGCAAGGCTGGGGGGCAAGCACAGGCTGACCTGCCGCGCGTCGAGAACAATGCCAGCACGATTTTCTCATACATCGACTCCCTAGCTTCGGACCCCTATTTGCCGAGCATGACGGGGCCGGTTCAAAGCCGTCTGCCGAATTTGTCAGGGGACGCCGCGCGCGTGCAATCCAAGGCCGATCAGGTCGGCGGTCAGGCCTTCCTGCAGGCGTTCAGCGCGCTCAAGGGCGCGGGGCAGATCACGGAAACTGAAGGCGCCAAAGCAACCGCGGCTCTATCGCGCCTGCAGGCAATGGGCGTGAATGACGCCGATTATGCAACGGCGCTTTCAGACTTCCGCCGTGAGGTCGTTAATCTGCTTGAGGTGGCGAGGGCGAAGGCCCGCAGCGGAGCCAGCAATCCCGATGCGCCTCGCCCTGTGAAAACGCTACGCTTCAATCCCCAAACTGGGGAGCTTGAATAATGCCAATCGTGGTCGAGGGGCCCGATGGTGCCCGAATCGAATTTCCCGACGGGACGTCACCAGATGTCATGAAGGGCGCGATGCGCAAGCATTATGGCTTCAAAGAGCCATCTGCAGACCCGGTTCTTGCGGACGTCAGAGCGCGTCGAGCATCCCTGCATGTGCCCATATCGGGCATAGAAGACACGATGACAGCGGAAGAGGAGGCTGCTGCTCGCCGCGTCACTATGGAAGCCGAAGCGCGGCGTGCTCAGGAAGCTGCTACGCGAACTCCTTTGCAGCGAGTCGGCGACACAGCTTCGTTTCTAGCTTCCCTGCCGGTCCGGATGCTCTCGAAGGGCGACGCAGGCGCAGGCGACGTGATGCGCTTCATGGGAAGCCCCGCGGCCGGCGAGCGCGTGAGCGGCAGCGAGCAGGATTTTGCGCGCAATAATGCGCAGGCGCTCGAGGCATTGGCTGCAGCTGGCGATGTCGCCGCAGGCATCCCCGCTCTGGGGACGATGGGCGCAGCGCCGCGCAGTATGCTGGCCGAGGCCGGCCGCGCTGCTCGCGCTCCGATCAGGAGTGCTGAGGATGCTGTTAAGTTTCTGGCGGAAGTCCCCGGCGCATATGGCCGCGAAGCCAAAGCGCTTGGTGGTGAATTGCGCAGGATGCTGACTGACACGACCGGGGCCGCCGGCCGCTTGCCGGCGCGCGGGCTGGCGGCTCCGTTGCCCCCATCTGCGGCGCCTATGCGTAACATGGCCACCGATGACGATGCGCTGGCGGCCGCGAGCAGGCTTGGCATAGACATGCCGCGCGCCGTAGGCGGTGGGCGTCTGGCGAGAAGCGTCGCCGGACCGCTTTCCGCAATCCCTTATGCTGGGGCGCCGATCGAGCGCGCTTATCAGCGAGGCTTGGCTGGCCTCGGGGGGAAGGTTGACGAGCTCGTCTCCGAACGCGGCACGCCAGGCGCCGCAGTAGCCGGCGGCGACGTCAAGGCCGGTGCTCTGGATTGGATCAAGCGACAGTCCGCCGAACTGATGGAAGAGGCATATGCGCCACTCGAGCGGCGCATAAAGCCAGATACGCGCATTGACCTGACCAATACGCGAGCGGCAGTTCAGGCCCTGCAGGCGCGCGCGGCGGAAAGCACCTCTGTGACTGCCGCGCCGGCGATAAAGATCGTCGAGGAAGCCGTCACTCGCCCCGGCGGCCTGACCTTCAATGGGCTGAAAGAGCTTCGCACGGACATCGGCGCACGGCTCGAGGCAGCGTCGATCGTTCCGGAAGCTGGCACATCCATGCCGGCGCTAAAACGGCTCTATGGTGCGCTGACGGATGACATGGAAGCTCTGGCAAAAAAGCACCGCGCTGGCAAAATGCTGAGGGAGGTAAACCGGACCGCCGCCGATATTGCCGGCAGACGCGAGGAGCTGCAGAAGATTGTAGGGCGCCAAGGCGACGTCGCTCCGGAGGGAGTGGTCGCAAAGGTTGCCTCGCTCGCCGGAACCAAGGGAACGGCCAACATTCAGCGCCTCGAATTGCTGCTGGACAGCATTCCCGAACAGGCTCGCGGCAATCTCGCCGCCGAATTCATGAACCGCTTAGGGCGCAATCCCAAGGATGGCAGCTTTTCCGCCGCTCGCTATACGACCGACTATGGGAAGTACAGCGAAGCCGCCAAGACCATGATTTTTGGCGAGGCAAAGAAGGCGCTCGACGATCTTGTGACCGTGGCGCGCCAATATGAAGCGCTCGAGGCGAAATTCAACCGATCCAACACAGGCAGCGTCAACGCCCTGATGGAATATATCCTGAAGCCAGGCGCCACAGCTGCCGCCGTAGGCAGTGCGATCGCTGCGCCCGTGGCAACAGCCAGCGCGGGGGCCTTGGGGCTGTCTGGCCTCACTGCCGGCCGGCACATGGCAAACTATCTCGCCAAGCCAGCCGTGGCGGGAGCGGCCACGAAGCTTTTCAAGGCGCATGTCGCCAGGCAGCGCGCAATTCTTGCCGGCAATCGAGGTTCCGCCGCATCCGGCCGCGATGCAGTAGCTGCCGCAGCTGCCGAATATGCGCAGGCGCGATCGCAGGAAACGGGCGAGTCGGAGAGGGCAATCGCCAGGCGATTGCGCACGATAACGCGCGTAGGGCGCTACATTGAACGCATGGGGCAGGAGAACTGATGGCAACGCGGATCGATTGGGATGAGCTCTTTCCGCCGCTACCTGAGCCGGGCCGCAGGCGCATTGATCTGTCCGGCATGCCGGGCGCGCGCACGCGCGGCGAGGTGACACGCATCGACCTGGGCAACGTCGGCGACATCAATCAATCGAACGCCGTCAACCGCGCGGCGAAGGGCGACATGCCCGCCGATATCGTGGCCGAGATGCTTGCCGGGCAATCCGACGAAGAGCAAGCGCTGCGCGAGCTCGGCCCGATCGATGCGCTTGCTCGCAGCCTCGAGATCCCGCCGCGAATGGAGAACTACCAGCGCGGCCAGAATTCGCTCCGGACGGCCGAAGACATCCTGTCGATGATCCCAGGGCCTGGCAACGTTATAGCGGCCCGTGACGCCTTCCAGGGCGCCGAGGACGCCGGCGAAGCCTTCGGGGTGGGCGACACACGCGGCGGCCTGCTGAATGCCGCCCTGGCCGCTCTGTCGGGCGTCGGTGCCGTCGTGGGGCTTCCGACGTCGCGCATGGCACGCGAGGTGGCGCGCGAAGCGAAGGACACAGCGAATGTGCTCATCCCCGCGCCTGCCGGCCGCGCTCGAGATCGCGCGCTTGAGATGCGCGACGCCGGCAAGACCAATCCGGAAGTCTTCGCCGACACCAGGCGCTTTTTCGGCCCTGAGGGGCAGCCGATGATGGAAATCTCCGATCGTGGCATGTCCGTGGACACATTGCCGTTTCAGGCCGGCGATCGCGCGACCTTCGGCGACCTGATCGACCATCCGGCGCTGTTCGGTGTGCGGCCGGAGCTCGCTGGCGTCCCGATCGACTTCACCGATAAATTTGTGACGCAGCAGGGCGTGCGCGGCGGCGTCGCGCGGCGCGGTCCAAACCAGGCGGCCGAGATCACCATCGGAGAGCGGCCGGAATGGTATCGCGAGCAGATTCCCAAGCTGCTGCAATACAAGATCGCTGAAGACAGCGGACTGGCATCGGCCCTGCGGCACGACCTGGTCGACATGATCCCGGAATATCAGCGGGCCGTCGCCGGCGCGCGCGAGATCGTCGATGCCCCTCGACCGGGTGAGGATCTGGAAGCCGCTCTGAACTATCTGGCCAAGGTGGAGCCGTGGCGCGACCGCCTGGAAAATGCGCTGGTGACGCACGAGGGGCAGCGCACCGCGCTGAAGGACGCAACCAAGCTGAGCGCTGGCAATGCGAATGCCCGCATCGTGCGTGGCCGCGCCGTGGCATCGGATGACGTCATGCGGGCATGGGGGCCCTACCCATATCGACAGCACATGCCGAGCTTCGAGAAGGTCATCGCCCTGCCGCAGGAAGGCATGACGCGCGATCAGATTGCGGAGTTCCTGGCCAACTGGCAGAACTTCGGCGCCGGCGCGGGGCGGTAAAGAAAAAGCCGCCCTGAGGCGGCGCAGTAGGTTCTAGGGAGGAAACGCCCAGGGGTGTAAATTCCCAAGCATTCACGGCTAAAGCTCTAGCACGGGCGCCCAGATGACCGCAATCACCATACCTAACACGTTCCTGCCGAGCACCACGATTTCCAGCACGGCGATGAACCAGAACTTCTCGACCGTGGCGACCGCGATACAGGCAAGCGTTGCGATTGATGGATCTGACACTTTGACGGGTCAGCTGCGCGCGCTCGCCGGCACGGCCGCGGCGCCTGGCTACAGCTTCGGCGTAGACCTTGACGTAGGTATGTACCGCAAGGCGGCAAATGAGCTCGGCTTTGCCACTGCTGGCGTGCTGGGCATGCACCTCGACGCCTCGCAAAAGCTATGGGCGGCCGGCGCCGTCGACATTGCCGGCGCGCTGTCCGTGGTCGGCGCCGTGACGATGACCACGCCATTGCCGATTGTGAGCGGCGGCACGGGGCAGGCCTCGGCCTCGGCAGCATTCGGCGCGCTGAAACAGACGGCGGATGAGACGAACACGGGCGTGGTCGATCTGGCCACGATCGCCGAGATTCGCGCGGCGACGGCGGGTGCGCACGCAATCCCGGCTTCTGCGCTGGAAGCAGCCTCCGCTATCGTCACCATCGCAGACGGTGCGACAATAACGCCTGATTGGGATGCCTTTATTTTTGGTCAGATTACGCTGGCTGGAAATCGGGCCCTGGCAGTTCCAACCAATCTTCAAATCGGAACGTGGCGAACGATCTGGATACAGGGCAATGATGGGACGGGCAGGACGCTAACGTTGGCCGCTGGTTACTTGGGGCCACATCGTGCGACATGGAATGCTTTATCAATTACCTTAACCTCGCGCTATATCATGAGCATCATGCCGCTCAACGGAACTGACGCCGTGATCGTCGGCGCACCCTTGGGGCCGTTCTAATGGATCTGTGGCTTCCCCCCAAACCCGCCATCATCCGGCCTGCGCCCGCTGATCTGCGCCGCGCCAACTTTCTGCCGGGCTGGTTTCCAGGCGCTGTGGCGGGACCAAGCGGTCCTGACTTTAGCCACACGGCATCAACGCAAGATGACAGCAACGCGTTGATTTATACGTTCTCGTCACAGTCTTTCGGGGCAGATGCGTCAGATCGCAGAATCATTGTCGCGGCATATGCCTCAGCCGCAAACATCAATGCATCAACATCTCAGATTACCATAGGCGGCACTTCCGCGACAATTCATGCCCAAGCGCAGAATACTGGCAACACGCGCAACGGAATTGTCGCCATCGCTTCGGCATCCGTGCCGACTGGGGCTTCTGGCGATATCGTCGTCACTTACACGGCTGATGAGTTTACAGTTCTGCTAGGGTGCGCCATAAGCGTTTACCGAGCCGCAGGCCTCGTCAGCGGCACCCCATTTGATACGGCAACCGATTTCGGCGCCAGCCCATCACTGCTCATCGATATCCCCGCGCAGGGTTTCCTGGTCGCCTGTTCGTCAGGCGTGAGCGGAACCCTAACATCGTGGCCGTCACCTATGGTGATGGATAGCGATGGCGGATCGGATGGCGTGCGACTAAGCGGCGCGCATGCCCCGGTCCAGTTTGCTGCGTCAACGAATTTCGCTGCCGGCCCTTCTGTCACTGGTGGCTCCAGTCCTAGTCGTTGCGCCGCGGTGACGTGGCGCTAGGCGCCTAGTTTGCGGCTACGCACCTGACACCAGCATTCGCGGTGATAAAGCGTTCCGGCGAGTGTGACGATGAAGTTATCCGCGCGAGCAATGCGGCCCTGGCAGGAAGGCAGCGAGCAATCGCCGACCTTCTCATCACCGAACGGCGTGCCGAGCTTCGGGCGTGCCGCATCAGCCTTGGCCTGGTCGACGCGGGGGCGTTGATAACTCATTTGTCTACGGATCCACTACGAGCTGAATGCTGAAGATCGCGACGCATATCCAAAACAGATAAATCATTGCGCTGTCTCCCGATATAGAAACGCCGGCAACCGAAGCTGCCGGCGCTACGCAACACTTTCCGCTTGCCTCAGAACCGACGATTCACACCGATCTTGACGACGTTCATCGTCACATCGGCATCGTGTTTATATGCGATCAGGCCGCCGTAAACGGTGCCGCGGCTCTCGACCTCGCCAAGGTCATGATAGGTGTATTCGGCGAATGCATTCCAGTCGCCGAGCTCGAAATCGACACCGGCGCCGATGTGGTAGCCGACTGCCGTCTTGCTGTTCGATGCTTGCCAGGGCAACGCGCCGTTGAATTCCTTGTCGCAGATTTCACCGGACAAGGAACCGTTTGCGTTCACATCGATGTCAGAAACCGAGAGACCTCCGATCCCGTACACGCCGACGTTCTCGGTAACGGCAACGCCGAGTTTCCAGGAAGCGGTTGCCAGGAAGTCGGACGAAACCGACAGCTTACCATTGTGCTGAGCGCTGAAATGTTGACGATCGGCGATCACGTCGACGCGCTTCATGTCCGCTTCGAGCTCGCCGAAATCGACGGCGAAACGCGGGCCGGTGTAGATCCGACCAAAGCGCCACTGGTGACCGACTTGGGCGCCGAATCGGAACGCCTGGTCGTTGAGGTCGTTCATGCGACCGTTGCCGAAAATATCGAGGTCGAGCGGCGCATAAGTGAATTCGCCGTCTTTGGTGATGCCGTCGATTACACTCAGGCTTCCCCCGTGCTCGACGTCGAGCGACTGCCAGGAAACGCTAACGCCGGCATAGGCGCCAGAGAAGGCGGTTGATGGCTGCTCGCTTGGCAGCACGTGCGCCGGCGTATCCTTAGAGCTCGGCCGGATGTCGGCGGCGTGCGACTTGGCCGCCGCCACGCCCAGCAGGGCGATCAGGATTGCGATGAAAATGCGCATGTGAGGTATCCCCAGTTAGGTTTTTGGTGGAGGCACAGGGAATCGAACCCCGGTCACCGCTCCAAAGAGCGTCGCTCTGCCACTGAGCTATACCCCCGTCTGCGCATTCCCATTGCCCAGATCTGACGATTCCCGTCTAGCGAAATTGCCTTATCGCACCGCAGATGTCAGACTTCGCGTGTTGTTTCAGCCACAGGAGGAGAGTGTGAACGATTTGCTATTCGCCGTTCAGAAGCGTTTGCTTGAGCTTGGTTTTGATCCCGGGCCACTTGATGGCATATGGGGCGACCAGACCTGCAAGGCCATCGCTGCGCAGCTGGGCATCAAGAGAGCGCTGAAGCCGGCGAGCGATGCTGTCGAGGCCCCGTGGATGGCGATGGCGCGCGCTGCGATCGGTAAGAAGGAAGTGCCGGGGCCGATGAGTAATCCCGATATCCTGCGCTATTACGCGGACGCAGGCGTGCCGCAAGATAGCGATGAGGTGCCTTGGTGTTCTGCTTTCTGCGGGGCGATGCTGAAAGAAGCTGGATATCAGCCAAGCGGCTCTCTGATGGCGCGCAGCTATCTTTCGTGGGGGCAGAAGCTTGACAAGCCCAGGAAGGGATGCGTCGTTGTTTTGAAGCGCGGTGCGGCACCCTCGGGCCATGTTGCATTTGCAGAAACTTGGACTGGCGCAACAATCCGCCTTCTCGGCGGCAATCAGGGGAACTCAGTGAGCATTGCAAGTTTTTCCCGGGCAGCTGTGCTCGGCTATAGATGGCCCGATAAGGCTTTGGCGGCATGAGGGAGGTCCAAACCGTGGCAAATGGCGCCCTGCAACACCCGGCTGCAACTGAAGCCCCGGTGGTAACGGTCAATCAGATCAATCTGAGCGGAAAGCAGATTCTCGCCATATTCGGAGGTGTCTGCTCTGCGATCGTATCTCTATATGGCAGCGGTTGGCTCTTCCGTCCGGCTAAGGATGCCGATCTGCAAGCGCTTACGCAAATCGTGCAAAAGCTGCAGGCTGAAAGCGACAAGTCAATTAATCGATTGACTGTGGCAATAGATAATTTGTCCGGTCTCGTCGCCGAGATTAAGAATCAGAAGCAACGCGTGATAATTCAAAAATCTTTGAGATAATATCCTTGCCTCGCCCCGCCCAACCACGCCCCGCTTCGCCAGGCCGGGCCCCACCCTGAAAATCGCCTAATTATCCCTGCCCTGGCTTGCCCCGCCGGGCCACGCCTAGCCAAGCATCGCCACGCCCCGCCTAAATTTACTAAGTGTCCTTGCCCAGCCTCGCCAGGCCCCGCCCATCCGGTCCCCGGAAATCTGTAAAATGTCCCTGCCTCGCCACGCCATGCCAGGGCGAGCCATGCCCGGCCATGCCATGAAAATCAACTAACTATCCCTGCCATGCCGGGCCACGCCTGGCCGCGCCAGGCCCAGGCCGGGCTCGCCGCGCCACGTTAGCCAAGTCGATCGGGCTTCCGCTTCATTAGCAACTGTTTCAGTCCCTGCGCGCGGTTTTCCGCATCGGTAAGTTGCTGGCGCTGCTCGACCGTCAGGCGACTGCGATTGGTCGCCTTGGCGATCGCTTCCTGCTCACGAAACGCCGCAGCAATGCCTGAGTTGAGCCTGCGTACCATCACTGCTGCGTGCTGCTCGGGGGGCAGGATCTGATATCCTGTCTCGATCTTGAAGAGCACCATCATGTGATCTTCCCGAAGCGTTTCATGAATGCGATCCATCAGACGAGCATAGCGCTGTGTGGCCGCATTGCTATCTAGTCCAGGATCATAGCTCGCCTGATCGTAGAACCATTCCGAGGCGATGAAATCACCATAGGTGAAACGCGATGTCAGATTGGCTATGATCGTTGCCACGCTGTTGAATGCCTGATCCATGGTCACGCCTCGACGATGAAGCGGCCGAACCTAGGGCGAAAATCACCTATGCCGATGGCCTCGCCAGCGCGGATCATGCAGCGCAGTATTTGCGCTGAATCGAGGGCGGTTTCGTCATAGGCGATGGTGGGGCTAATGCTCCATCCGACGGGGAACTTAGGGCGCGTGCGCAGCGTCTTAGACATCTGCACTTTCACCATGCGCTGATCAAAGAATCCGGCTTTCCAGAGCCCAGGAATATCGCGCGGTCCTTTGTATTCCAGCTTCAGGCGATCTTCTTCGACCTGCGCATAAGCCTTGAAGGCTGTGCCCAGCTTCTCCTTCTTAGCACTGTCGAGAAGCGCGCGCTCAACGGCCATCCCGGGGATATAGGGGCCTATGTCCGGATCGAAATAAAGGCCGCCCTTGAATTCGATCTGAGCAAGCTGCTCGAAATCGTCTTCTGACTTGCCGCGCTTTTTGGAGATTGTCGCCATCTCTCTGGCGACTGCGGACATAGGATTCGCGAGCTGCTCGCTATGTTGCAATAGCTCACGCGTTCCGATAAGTTTCAGCGATAGGCGCTTCACATCTGACTCCATGGTTTGTCGTCTCAGCAACGCAAACCTGCCCGATGTGAGGCGCCTTTGTCAATTCATACATGTCATACATGGTATGATCAGTCTGGCCACTTCATGCCTAGAGAGTTGCAATATGTTTGCAACAATCCGAGGCGATAGGCGTAATCATCCATGGCGCGCAGCTTGATCACATCCTTGATCACCGCAGTGTCGAAGCCGCTGCCCTTCGCCTCGGCAAGGATTTCGGTGACGTCGCCCTGCAGGCCTTTGATTTCCTCTTTCAGGCGCTCGACGCGCTCGATATAGGAACGCAGCTTCGCGACCGTCTTGGTGTCAAGCATGTCACCCTGCGCGTTCGCGTCATCGACGGCCTTCTGCATGATGGCATCGACGACTCGAGTCGCGGCGTCGCCGAGCAGTTCGCCGCGCTCCTCATCAGAAACGCGCTCATGCTCGGCCTGGTCTTTCAGCTTAAGCTTTTTCATCCGACTCCCCTAAATCCACGATGGCATACCCCGCGGCGCCGATCGTCGTGATTGCCATTTTCTTGAGAAACCCGCGCATGCTGCACGGGAGCATGTGCGTCTCGCCGTCGATCGTCAGCGCCATCAGGCCGCCAGCTTGCTCGGCCAGTTTGATGACATGCTGCAGATTGAGAAGGCAATCGCTGTCGCCGTCGTCGAAGCGCAGGAAGATCATTGCAGCCCCTTGGTGTGAGAATGGCGGCGAGGGCCGAAACCCTGCCGCCTGGTGTTTACTCGACGATGAACCAGTCTTCGGCGAGCGTATCGCTTCCGCTCGGCGACCAGCCCATCATGATGGAGCCATCCGCCGTCTTGAGTGTCATCGACGGGCGCACATCTGCGAAGCCGCCGTTTTGCTCTGCATAGTCGCGGTTTGCGCCAGCCCAAAAGGACGAAGCTGGCAAGGCTTCACAGCCGGGCGAATATGCCGCCCACATGCCAAAGCCGTTCCATCCATGGCGAGCAACGCGCTTGCCCGCCTTCATCGCCGCCACGGCGCCGCCGATATCCATTATTCGGCGTCCTTCGGCTCGGCCGCGGGAATGATGCCGGCCTGCTCGGCCTTCAGCATCAGTTCCGCGTGCACTTCCATGACGCGCTGAGCGAATGAGCCGGGTGCTTGATCCGGCTTCATCTCGATGCGGATGCCGTGCACCAGGGCGCGGAACACATCCACCGCGATGTCCTGGCGATAGGCATCGGCATCAGACGAAGTAGGGGCATCCATCCCCCGCGTCGACGGCGCCTGCGCGAGCTCTGCCACGTCGCTGGCCATTTCCTCGGCCGGCTCGCTTGGCTGGCTGCTGCTTTTCTGCTTTGCCAATGGGTTCCTCCTTTTCTGGCAAGGCTTCAATCATGATCATAGCCCCGGTTGCCTCGCCCGGTTCCGCATAGCGCTTCAGCATTGGGCCGTACTCGGCAACGCGGCTGTCATCAGCCCATATCCCGGCCGTCGTGATGGCGTCCTCGGTTGAGCGTATGAGCTTGGACAGGTCTGGCGCCTTGACGTGGTGCGGCGTCGGTTTCTTTGCTGACATGGCTTTCGGGCGCGGCATGACGAAGACCACCGTCAGCCTGACGGCCGCGTCGCCGAAGCGATCTGTCGTTCCGGCAAGCAGCTGAGCCGCAACGCTGTCGCGCCACGGCCCCACTTTCTTCGAGCTCTCCACCAAAATGCCGCCCATGCGCCCGTCTTTGCGCTTGAAAGTCCCCTTGAAGGACTTCGATCCCTGAGGCGCAGGCAGGCCGGTGACAAAATGGTAGAGAAACGGCATTAGGCGAACTGACTGTCGATCATCCGCGACAGCATCGCCTCGCTTGCGTCGACATCGCGCGGCGCGTTGCCGATATCGACCGTCTTCTGGAAAGCGTCATATCCGTTGATCCAGGCCTGCGCGACATCCTGGCTGGTGATGGTGCGCGGCGGGACTCGAGTCTTGCTGCTCGCTCGGCTGCGCCATCCGTCGCGGAAGGCCTCGACCTCTGGTTCATCCTGGTCGGCGGTTTCGCGGCCGAATTCCGGTTCTGGCGCCGGGTCCTCGCGCTGCTCGTCCTCATAGGCGTAATCGCGGCCTTCGTCATGAGACTGTGCCACAGCTGCAGATGAGGCCGAGGAAGTATGCTGCGCCTGGGAAGCGGGCGCTTGCGACGGCGCGTCTGTCTTGGCGCCCGCAGCGGGGGCAGGGCGGCCGTTTCCCTCCCGCCCTGCATTCGCCTCGGCCAATCGCTCATCAGCCGTCTTGCGCTTCCTGGCGGGCTTGGGCGCGGCAGGCGCGGCCGCCGGCTGCTCGACGCCCAGCGCCTGCCGATCCTCCTCGGCATCCAGGGCCGAGCTCTCGACGGCCTCGGCGAGGCGCCGCCTGGCCGCATCCTGCACAGACATCGCCGGCGCCGGCAGCGCGGCCGCTACGGGCCCGCGATCGAGCGCAAGCGTGTCCTCGGCCTCATCCAGCGCACGGATCGCGCCCATGAAGCGCTCGCGCTGCAGGTCATCCTTGGCCTTGGGAAGCGCCTTGGAATGCTGGCGAAGGCAGGTCTTTTTGACCATCTCCTCGTAATCCGTCACCCATGGCCCCTTGTCCGCCGATCGCGAGCGCTTGCGGATCTTCTCGACCGCATCAATGCGCATGACGTGACGAGACATAACGCTGCCGTCGAGCCCATAGGCGATCGAATAGACCTTCACGATGCGGTCGTCGTCGAGATATTCGGGGATATGCTCGAGCATCTCGACGTCGCCATCGATGTGGCGGAAATGGTCCTGGCTGTAGACCAGGCGCACCTTCCATTCCTTCACCATGCCGGAGCGGCGCACCAGGTCGCGGATGCCGGCGACCATCGGCATGGGCTTGGCCTGCTTTTCCCAGCGGTCCGGCTCGTTTCTCTTGCTGACCTTGACGTTGTAGACGACGAGCGCCGCGTCGACGCCATCCGGCTGCAGGCCGATTTCGGCCAGCTTCGTGCAGGATGCGACCAGGCTGCGCGTCGTGCACTCCTGCAGCTCCGGATTATTCTGGATGGCGGTCTGCGCCACGCGGATGAAAGCCGCTGGCTCGATATGCGCCGGCAGCACGGCGCGCAGCTCCGGCGTCATCTTGTCGAGCGTCTGCCGCACGCCCTGAACGATTGTGATTTCCTGTCCCATTATGCCCTCAGTGCCTTGAAAATGCGGATGGCTTCCTCTGCCTGATTCCGGGCGTCGTCGATAGCCGAATGCGCCACGCCATTCTTGCGCAGCGGCTCATGTGACGGCGGCGCCACATCTCGCAGCGTGCGCAGGCAGCGTGAATTCCAGAACATCCACGGCAGCGGCTGCTTCATCACCGCGTAGCAGTGCGTCAGGATGCCAATATCGAAGTCGCTGCCGCAGCCCCAAACGAGCAGGTCTTTCTTGCCCATCTTCTGCAGGTAGCCGGTTAACTGGATAAGCGCGCCGCCGAGCCCGTTCTCGGCGTTCTCAGCCTCGGCGAGCACCTTGCGCGCTTCCTCCGATTGCCGCGACCACCATTGCAGCGTCGAGACTTCCTCGAAAAGGCCGTTCTTCAAGCAGCTCTTGCGGTTGACGACGATGTAAAATTCCTGACCGAGCGTGCCGCTGTGGCGGTCGAAGGCGACGGCGCCGATCGAGAGCACAACGCACCCCGGCCTAGTCCCAATCGTTTCCAAATCGATCATTACATCTTTCATTTCACTAATCTTTCCGTGTCCCCAAACATCTCAAATGAACGCTTGTTGTATGCAGCTATCGCTTCGGCTTTCGTTTTAAAAAGCCCTATATGCTTTGGCTTGCGCTCGATTGATATTTGGGCGCACCACTTTTTCCTATCGGAACGCCAAAAAACGCCGCGAACGCCGGACTTGCTAATCCTGCTGGCCCGCCGCTTCCCAAGATTTTTTTCCTGGGAAGCTATTTGCAGATTTGAGATCCAGTCATTGCCAGGGGTTTTATCGATATGATCAATGCCCATTTCGGGCCATTCGCCGTGCACATATGCCCAGGCCGCGCGGTGACGGAGGACTTTCATCCGATCCATGCAAATCATTACGTAGCCTCCCTTTACGGTTGTCCCGGCAATTTTCCCGCGCCACCTCGCATTGTGGGATGGCATCAATTCCGGTCTGTCCCTCCAGGTGAATACCCCTGTCTCTTGATCGTAGTTTAGGATCTGGCGAAGCCTATCTATCGGTATTTGGCGCAGACTCATTTCCCCTTTCGTTCGTTCACGACTAGGCGGCGATGCGGCTTCACGTTCTGCACGCGCTGCCCCCCGGCAATCGTTGTCCAATGCACCTTGAAGTCCTGCGCCTCGGCCTTGCCGTGATTGCGCAGTTTATCCATCAGCTTGCACCCAAGCGCCGTCTTGGCTTCCTCGAGCGTCTTGATTTGCGCCTGGGCGTCGCGATAGGCCCTGCAGGTCGCAACGAAGTCGCCGTCGCCATGAAGCGCCAGCACATGCCCGTCGCTTTCCGGGAACATCGCGGCGAGCGTGGCCCCGTCCTGGGCTGCCTTCAGCGATGGCTCCCGACCGTCGGCGACCATCTGCCAGAACTTCGTCACCTGGGTTTCGATGGCATCGCCGATCTCGGGATCGTAGGCGAACTCGTATTCGAAGATTGGAAACTCTCGGCCATCGAGCACGAGCGGCACCAGGAGGGCTTTCTTTAGCCCGGTGACGAACATCTCCGCCTGGATTTGCAGCAGGTAATGGGCCGGCGGAGACGGCGTCCAATCGGCCTCCCAAACCTCGGGAATGACAGTCTTCGCCTGGATGAGGAAAGGCTGGTCGCCGGCCTCGTAGCGGGCGGGCGATGGCCAAGCAAAAAAGTCGGGCGTCGCACCCAATCTCAGGCTGGTGAGCTCGACATATTGCCTCGCCGGCAGGATGATCCATTCCGGATGCGCTTCCCTGAGCGCCTCGGCCACCGCCGGCTCCAGGATGCGGCCGCGCCGTAGCGCCGCGCTGTCGGCTTCGTCGACGGGCAGTTCGCCGCGCTTCTCGGCCCATAGCCGCAGCGCCGTCTTGTGCGGATCGGCATGGAACAGCGCGCCGATATCCGAGGCGCCGACATTGCGCCGGCGCAATTGCAGCCAGTTTTCCCGGTCCGTGACATTGATCGTCACGCGGTCGTTGCGCGTCATGGGCATGGTGCAGCCTGCCTTTGTGTGAGGGATTCGACCTGGCGCCGCGCTCAACATCCACGAAAAACGCGGCGCCAGGGACTGCCTACGGATCGCCCCCTTTTCGGCAAGGGCACTTAGCGGCGATCAACGCGGCAAATGCGGTCAGTGGTGCGGCGCTTGGACATTCGGCGGATTGGTCGCCGCCTCCCACGTCTTTATGGCGGCCCGCGCTTCTTCGCGTGTGTCGTGCTCATGCGGCGCATCGGCTATGATCGCCAGCGCCTGCAGCGCCTCATTGGCAGCATGCTGAAGCTGGCGATGCTCGGCGCTGCCACGCTTGTTCAGTTCCTGCTGCCTCGCCAGCTGCGCCCGCAAGCTCTCGAGCTCGGCCGACTCACGGAAAGCGCCGCGCACGCCATAGCGCGCCAGGTTCTCATTGGACTTGAGCAGAAGCTCATGCAACAGCATGTTGAGCGCCTTCTCGCCCTCGACGGCGCGAAACGTGTTCAACGCCTCAACGGCCGCCTTCATGATGCCGTCCTCGAGCACCGGCGCCATCGGCGATGGATGCCCACCACCGGCGCCAGTAAGCCCACTGCCATTGCGTGACATGTCGTTCTCCACGAATGAAAATTCCCTCGGTTTCATGATCTGCGTAAACGGCCAAGCCAGGAAGCGGAGGAGACGCGCCGCCGCCCCCCAAGGCCGCACGGCGCGGAGCTCGTTCCCATTACATGACGCCCTCCCATCAGGCGCTGACGGCAACGAGACGCGCGTCAAAAAGGCCGGAAACTGCAGATCCTCATCGACGACGCAATCACTCACCGACATGCCCCGATTCCCTTCCTGCCTGTAATTCGACCTCTAGCGCGATTGCTGGCGCCGTGTCAATGTCCGACATCGGCGTTATATCAAAGGAGGGGAACAAGCGTGACAAAACCCGCACGAGACTACGAGAAACTGCGCCCGGCGATCATGCGAGCCATCTCGCTCGGCTCGACGCCTGAGCGCATCTGCGCCAAGCACATGCTGCACTGGCCGACGCTTATGCGTCGCCTGGCCAAATGGAAGGCCGAGGATAAGCCGGCGCCCGTGCCGATCCTGCTGCCCGATGCCGATGAGGCGACGGCCTTCGTCGACCACCTACCACTCCCAATCAAGCAGGCTGCATCGATGGCAACAAAAGAACATGATCCCGATCGCAACGAGCGCATCCGCCAGCTGCGCCGCGATGGTCTTACCCCAGCAAAAATCACGCGTCGCCTCGGCCTGTCGCGCAATATCGTGATAGGCGTGCTGAATCGCGCCGGCATGCTGTGCGATGCCGAGGAAAAGGCTAAGGCCAATCGTGAAGGCGCAAAAGTCGCCGCTGCCGGCCGAAGGCGCAGGGCAACATCGCGAGGCGCCCCACCGCGCAGCGATGATCACGCCTGGAACTTCTCGGCCAACGCCCATCGGAATGCTGCCATTTTCGGCAAAGGCCACAAGGGCGAAGCAACCGGCCCGATCAACCTCGAAAAGCACTACGAGCCGATCCCGTCACACGCCGTGACAATCGAGCACGTGACGGGATGCAGATGGCCATTCGGAGATGTGCGCGGCGAGGGAATCGCCTACTGCAACAAGCCGCGATGCAGCGTAAAGGTGCACCATATGTCGATCCCGATCACGACAGCTTACTGCGTCGAGCATTGGGACATCAGGCGATGCAGCAAAAACACGCGCGTCATCGCTGACAACATGCAGCGCCTAAACGGCAGCGGCGCCTACTAAATACGGCGTCTTGCCAAAGCTTGAGCAGAGGTGGCAGGCTTGTCGGCCTGCCTGAAACGACGAAACCGCCGGGCCGGGTAGCCGCAGCGGTTTCAAATCGGGCACATAGGGACTGCACATGAACCGCGCCAACTAACGGCGCAGCGAACCTTCACGCGTCGAAACATGAAAGGCGTTTACACGTGACAACCATAGACATGTCGAGAAAGCGCGTCAATCGCAAGCTGTCTCCCATCTTCCGGACCCATCGATCCCTGTTGGATGATGCGATCATCCCGAGATGGATTCTCGACAGGCCATTGTCTCTCGAGCTTTTAGGGCTCATCGCGGGCCTGATGGCTTATCCAGATGCACGCGGACTGTCGATCGCGGATACAGCGAAATATTTCGAAATTGGCGAGATGGAAATGCGCCGCCTGATCGGTGAGGCCGCTGGCGTCGAATTGGATTTGGGGATTGCGATATGAGCAGCGAAGAGAACCAAACGATCTTCCGTGTCTATGAAGGATCATTCACCACCATATCAAACGTGGTGCTGCACGATGATCGGCTTAGCTTCGATGCGGTCGGCCTACTCTGTCGCATCCTTAGCCTGCCTCGAGATTGGGACGTAGGAACGGCTCACCTACGAAAGAAATATGCCATAGGGCGCGATAAGCTCTATCGCATGATCAAGGAGCTTCGAGAGTTCGGATATATGCGCCTGGTCAAACCCCGCGATGATGCGGGGCGATTAAAAAAGGCGGTTTATTACATGGCAGCAGACCCGCGTTCCCTCGATCACCTTGCTGTCGACATCGCCGAGGAAAAAGCTCCACATCCTGAAAAGCCGGACGTGGCCGCTCCATGTCCTGAAAAGCCGGGTCTGGAAAATGCGTCATGTCGAGAAAGCCGCACGCATACAAAGGAAACAGAATCTACAAAAGAAACAGATTCACAAAAGGCGCTGACGCGCAATTTCGATAAATCGATTAGGAAAGACGAAGGAGGCGGCGAGGAGGCGAGGTGGCGCCATCGCCTCGAGCTCTATCGCCAGAAAGGCGTATGGCCGCCAAACGGCTCCTGGGGCCCGCGTATGGGCCTCCCCGGTTGCCAGGTGCCTGAATACCTCGTGAAGCTATGGGACGAAACGCAAGGCGCGGCCTTCAAGCCTGAAAAGCCTGCGACGCGCAAAAAGCCAGCGCAGCACAGCCACGCCACGCCATCAGCATTTCGGCGCGTAGGCGACGCGCTGCCGCGCTATAACAGGCCTGGGACATCGCACGACTGATGCCATACGATCAGGGCCGAACACGACAGCATCAGCGCTGGATTGCCAACCTGGCAAACATCGCTCGCGCATTCCACGCCCTTGAGGCTGAGCGCGGGACCGATTTCGAGCACATCGCTAAAGACTGGGCCGAAAAGGCCTGCGCCAGGCTCGATCGATCGCGGCCGCCGGCTGACTGGCTGTGGGGCCTGGATTGGCCCTCAGAACACGCTCGGAGCACACCGTGAGCTCGACGAAATGGCAGAAGGGCAAGTCAGGCAACCCTGGCGGCCGCCCCCGCGTGCCTGACGATCTGAAGAAATCCTGCCGGCGCCTCGCCCTGGTCGGCATGAAGCGGATTGAAGACATCCTGCGCGACAAGAACGCCGATCGGCGCGAGGTCATCGCCGCGACCAAGCTCTGCATGGAATACGGCTACGGCAAGCCCGTGCAGCCCATCGGCGGGGACGTCGAGGGGGGCAACATCATCGTGCATGTGCTCACGCTGACCGATCCCGAGGAGGGCGCGCCAGGCGGGCAGGGATAGGGGGCAGCGCGGCCGAAGCGAGGTGGGGCCTGTAGGGCGATGAGGGGCGACGCTTTCGCGGCTGTACGGGGCTCCACAAGTATACCACCTGGTTACTTGCGAATTTCGCTGCTGTTGCATTCTTGACACTTGCATGGCGGCCTGACTCCCTCTAATTGTCGGACATCGGCAAGGGAGACATCCACATGACCAAGTTCGACGGCTTCAACGCAATCACCATCTTCGACCACCACGGCGTCGCGATCGTGCACCAGTACGACGTCCGCGGTCCGCAGCACGATGCGTTCTACGACATCGTGACGGCCGAGCTCGACGGCGAGGAGTGCACGTTCAACACGATCGACGACGCGCGGCGCTGGATCGATGAGCGGCTCGACATTCCGGCCGAGAGCTACGAGGCCGCAAACGCCGAGCATCGCCTCGGCGGCCGTCAGCTGGTTTAGGGGAGGCGATAATGCAGCGGTTCAAAGCAGAGCGTCGTCTGAAGTTCGATCGCGGACAGCGCATGGTCCTCGAGTACGGCTTCGTCAATTGTCACGGCAAGTTTTACGCGACCAACGCTAAAAAATTCATGTCTCCTAAGTTGCAGGCGCGCGTTTCGGCGATAGGCATGATTTTTCAGCGTCACATGTGGCGCGAATACGCGATGACTTTCAAGGGGCGCAAGACTTCAACTGGCATGGATCAGTCATGGGTTGAGAGTATTCTGCGGGAGACTTTCCCTGGATGCTTACGTCGCTGCCGCATGGCGCACGGGGCCAATTTCTATCTTTCCAGAAGCCGCGATTTCGGCTTCCGGCTTCCATAGGGCGCCAAGACCGCGCTCGGGGCGCGCCGCCGCTACCGGCCGCCCCTCTCAACTCACACACAAGGGATTTCACCAATGACACAGCTTCTCGCCTTCCACAACGATCCTGCCATCAAGGCCAAGTATCTCGAGCGCGTCGAAGGCCACATGAAGGCAGCGCGCCGTGACTAACGATCCCAAAAGCTTCACGGCCCTGGGATACGTGTTCCTGCAGCAGGATGGCGGCTTCTATCGCTGCCATTCTCTCGGCCTCGAGATCTTCGGCCTGTATGGCGTCGCCGATCCGTTTCCATTCACCGTTCGCCGCGTCGAGGGCGAGCATCTGACCTGGGCGACGCGTATGCAGTTCGGCAAGAATCTGGTCGTCCAGCGCTACCGCACGCGCACGGACGCGGCGATTTCCGGCATCCGCCGGCTATGCGGCATCACCAAAGCTCCAAAGGCGCAACGCGCAAAGGAAACTCACGCATGATCAGTTTTCATGGTCTCCTCGACGTCATTGCGGGCGACTTTTCCAAACTGAGCAAGCCTCGTAATGGCTTTCAGTTGCGGCCGCCTCGCATCCACATCTCGCGCACGAAATACAGCGGCGAGCAGCTGCGCGAGATCAGGGCGCGGAAGGGCGTGGGGCGGCCGAAGGCCATCATGCTGGCGCGGCTTAAGCGACAAGGCATTGAGTTTCCGATATTCGGCCTGCAGCGCCTTCTTTCGCCGCTGTACTACATGGAGACGCCGGATAACAGCTACACCAACTACGCCGAGTGGGAGCGCAAGCCCTGCCGCAAGCCCAGGGGAGTTGCAGCGTGAGCGAGGAAAAGAAACACGGCCTCTACAAGGTGGTAACGCAGGCCGACAAGCTCGCGCGCATCGTCATGGATCAGCTGGCGAAGGACGGCTGCGGCAACCTCGAGAACATCCGGGATGCCATGCTGCCGGCGCTGACCAGCGCAGAGCTTGATCATCGCGAGGAGGTGCGCCTAGGTGACGGGAACCGGGTGATCAGCGAAGCCTCGCGGAAGGCTGCTGCCGACGCGGTGATGCAGCCAAATAGGATTTATGAGCGCCTTCGCGACAAAGGCGCCGTCGTCTTTGCTCCGGTTCCCGAGGCGCCCGAAATCGGGACATGGGAGAATGTGAGGACCGGCGTTCGCGTCTATTCTCGCACCTATCGCGGGGCGAAGTTCTGGACACGGCACGCCGATTGCTGGCTGATCAATGGGCCCTGCGATCGGGACAGGCTGGAAAGGCTGTTCAACGGCTACGTTGACGCGGCAAGGGCTGGGATGCCTCTGACTTTTTTCATCAATGAGGATTGGCACATCACGCCCAAGGGCGAGCTCATCACCGGCCTACAGGCGATGAAAGAGGACTTCGAGAGATGAAGCGCATCTTCGGTGTCGCCAATGCAAAGCCGGTGCGCAAGTTTGACGAAGATATCCGTGTCACTGTCATCGAAGCGCCAGACGGCGTCGTCATTTCCGTGCAGGGCTATCCGGCCCTGCTATCCTGGGAACAGGGGCGGCACATCGCGCAATCCATCCTGAAAATCTTGGGCGACCAGGATTGCCCAAGCTGCAAACAGCCGTGGAGCACATGCCCGTGCGAGCCGGCGGAATTATGAGGGAAGGCACCATGGAAGACGAACACGAGAACACGATCCGCATGCGCATGAGCGGTCTACCTGACGCCAAGCTCGACCAGATGTCGCGCGATGACAGCTTGCGCCAGGTAGAGCGGGATGTCGCATTGGGCATCCTTGCCAATCGGCGGACCTATGCATCGTCTCTGACTGTCGAGGCGGAGCAGGAGGCAAAGCGCAAGGCGATGCTGGCGCAGCAGGCGGCCGAGCGCGAGGCGGCCAGACGGCGCGAGGACACCGCCCAGCCCGTCGACATCGAGGTGACGAGAACGGAGAACGAACAGGCTGCGCGCATGTTCGCCGACATGCTGCAGGCCGCCGTCGATCCCAACCTGGTGCACGTCATGAGAACAGAAGCGATCGCCGGCAACAAGGTGCGCGACGGCTGGACGGTAAACTATCACGACAGCGAAACAGAAGTCGGCTTGGTCGCCGTTTGGTGGGGGCGTGGCCACTTCAAGGCGTATATCGAGATCGTCGGGCATGTCGGGAGAACGGCCGAGGCAGCCGCGCTGCTCGGCAAGGTGTTCTCGAAATAGCAAAACGGCCCGGTTCATCGCCGGGCCGTTCCATTTTGGGTGCTGATCGGCCTTACTCGTTGACCAGCAGATTGCCGCGCCCAGACGCGTGCACCGTCTCAATCAGTTCATCGCGGCTGTCGAATGAGCGCAGCAGATTGAAGGGCAGGCTCGGCGCCGCCCAGGTGATTGCCGGCTCGCCGTGCAGCTCGCCATCAAAAGCCTGCTCGAGGAAGTACTGGCCTTTCCGTACGCTGTGGATGCGCAAGTCGCCAGCCCTCGGCTCGCGCGAATATGCCGGAGCACTGCAGGTGACGGTCGGCCCGCCAAGGTTTTCGCCATCGGTCTGGACGAAGTCTTTCCACTGCGGCGCGTTCTCGTCCACCTGATCATCTTCGTTGAGATCGGCTATCAGGTCAGCCACTGAAGAAAATTTCTTCGGGGCTTCCTCGGCGTCGAGCGCGGCCTTGACGCCATTCACGGCCGTCTCGACGGCTTCCTGCACTGTCAGGGGGATGATCGGCGCCTTGGGGCGCGCAGATGCAGCGGCAGCGTCGATCATCTGGCGGTCGATCGGCAGCGCGATGGCCCTGCCGAGTTTTTCCGCCTCGCCTATCGCGATCAGCACATCGTCGAACAGCTCGCGATAGGTGACGGCTACGCCCGAATCGTTGCGCTCGGCGCGGCCGTCGACCTGCCCCTTGTTGAACGCGACTGGCAGCGGGATAAGCTGCACGACGGGGGGCTGCAGGATCTTGACTTCCGCTTGCCCGATCGGCCGGCCTCGCTGATCTGTCGCCGGCGGCATGGTCACTCTGACAGCCGTCAGCTTGATGTATTGAGGGTTCATGGTTTCTTCTCCAGGTTGATGGGTTTGACGCACACAAAGCCGGTTCTGGTCTGCACCCTGACGCCGCCGGCATCGGTGCAACGCTCATCCTCGAAGCCGCCGAAAATGAAGATGACGGCGAAGATGAAAACTAAGATGGCCAGGAATTGGGGGAAGCTCATATCAGCCTCACGATCGCCGGCGGCGCCGGCTTCAGATAGGCGTCGCGCAGACCAGTAGCCGACCACAGGACGCAAATCAGCACGATCTGCAGCCAGCACCAGGCGAGGAAACGCCCCCATGCGAAAAGGCGTCTTTCCCGGCGTATCGAACTGTCGACAATCTCGCTTAGAGTTTTTGGCATGGGGCCAACAGGGTGCGGCCAGACAAATTCGTAAGTCCGGCATTCCGCTTCCGTGCGCGGCCTAGTCGGCATGTCGTTCGGGCCGATCATCATATCAGCTCGCCATCCATGTGAGGCCGGCGCCGAGGATCAGCCCGAAAGCCAGGATAAACAGCGCCACCGCGATTTCCATGGCGCGCCCTTCGACGCTCTCGCCGCGAGTGAACTTGTCCAGCCAAGCTGATGTCTCGCGCGCGCACAATGCGCACATGTCGCTTTGGTCAAGCATCGTCGGCACCATCGGCCGCCTGCAGCAGATGCATTCCTTCCTCATGGCCCTGTCCCCGTCTTTGCAATTCTAACGTCTGACGATTACCATGCGGCGAAACAGGGAAACAGACATGAAGCAACGCAGAATCACAATTCGCGTGACTGAGGAGATGGCGCAACAGATCGAAAGCGCGCGCAGGTCCATCGATCCTGGCGACCGTTACGGCGACCTGGGCGGAAAGGGGCGGCGCTGGCGCCATCGGCGCGCCGGCGAGGCGTCGGCATCGGCCGTCGTGCAAGAGGCGTTGGAAAGCTATTTCAGGAAGCCGGGCAAGCGTGGCAGCAGCGGCAATTGAGTTACCCGCGAGCGGATGGCGGCCGCGTAAGCATCAGCGCCGGCTATGGTCCTATCTCGAGCACGGCGGCAAGCGGGCGATTGCTATCTGTCATCGCCGGTGGGGCAAAGATGACGTTGCGCTGCACTACACGGCAACGGCTGCGCACAAGCGCGTCGCCGACTACTGGCATTGCCTACCCGAATATGCCCAGGCGCGCAAAGCCATCTGGATGGCGGTCAACCCGCATACGGGGCGCCGGCGCATCGATGAGGCGTTCCCATTCCATCTGCGCGAGCAGACATGGGAAAACGAGATGGCGATCCGCTTCAAAAACGGATCGCTCTGGCGCGTGGTCGGCAGCGACAACCCGAATAGCCTGGTCGGCACGGCTCCGGCGGGCCTCGTCATGTCGGAATATGCCCTAAGTAATCCCGCGTCGTGGGGCTACCTGGCGCCGATCCTGGAAGAAAACAACGGCTGGGCGCTGTTCATCACCACGCCGCGCGGCCGCAACCATGCCAAAAGCATGTATGACCTGGCGCGCGCCTCGCCGGGCAAGTGGATGGCCGAGTTTTCCAGCGTCATGGAAAGCGGTTTCTCGCTCGAGCGCGTCGAGGAAGCGCGGAAGGAATATCACGCGATCTTCGGCCAGGACGCCGGCGACGCGCTCATTGAGCAGGAATATTTCTGCTCATTTTCGGCGGCGATCCTCGGCGCCTATTGGGGCAAGATCCTGTCGCGCCTCGAGCATGCCGGGCGCATCCGCAAGCTGCCGATCGAGCCGCAGCTGCCCGTGCATCGCGCCTGGGATCTGGGCAAGGGCGATCACATGGCGATCTGGTTTTTCCAGGTCTGGGCGGGCCAGGTGCGCGTCGTCGATTTCGTGCAGGGGCATGCTGTCGGCATTCCGGGCTTTGCCCGCATCATCCGCGAGGAGAAGAACATCCGCGGCGGGATTGACTACGTGCCGCACGATGCGCGCGTGGTCGAGCTCGGCACGGAAAAGTCGCGCCTGGAAACCATGAAAACCTGCGGTCTCAATCCTGAGATCATCGCAATGCATCGTGTCGAGGACCGCATCAACGCCGGCCGACGCGTGCTGCCGCGATGCTGGTTCGATGAGGAGAACTGCAAGCAGGGCCTCGAGGCGCTGCGCAATTACCGGAGCGAATGGGATCAGGACAAGATGACCTTCCTCGACATTCCGGAGAAAGATTGGTCGACGCACGGCGCCGACGCTTTCGGCTATCTGTGCTATTCGGTCGAGGAGATCGAGGTGTCTAAACCTAAGCCTCTGGCGCGGGTGATGCAAACGACGCACAATGGCCAGCAATTGCCGCCGAACCAGGTCACGCTTGGCGATCTGTGGGATTTGAACGCGAAGGAAGATAACCCGATGGGGTATGCACAATGACGCTGATGGCACCCTTTACGCCGGGCGCTACCGCGAATGCGACATCCGGCGCCGGCTCGAGTTCCGCAGCAACCGCTCTGACAAAGGCTGGGCAGCAGGCGCTGATCACGTCCGAAAGCGGCGGCACGCAGGCCAAGGCGTTTATCAAGTTCGGCGACAATGCGGTGCAGGCGGCCGCCACAGATACGCCGATCTTGCCCGGCACGACGCAGATCCTCACGCCGCCGAGCACGGCCACGCACTTCGCCGTGTTCAGTGCGGCCGCGACGCTGATCTATGTCACAAGCGGCATTGGTGAATAGCCATGGCTGCGCGGGGGATTTCGCAGGCGCCGCCGCCGCCCAAGATCACGCTGGCCGCTTCCGAGCTCACGGCGAAAAACCTCTATACGCTGGACTTCTCGGACACCTATGGCGCCATCGCGGCGCTTGTGGGTGCCACGAAGACGCGCACGATCAGCGGCTTGCTGACGACGGATTACGTCGACCTGATCGCCCTGGATAGCCTCAGCGGCGCCGCAATCTCGCATTCCTGGGTATCGGCGCCCGACACACTTTCCATTCGTTTCGTGACCGCCGTCGCCCTGGGCGTCACTCTCGGCGCCATCAATTTCCGCCTGCTTGTGGTGAGGTAGCATGTCCATTCAGGATTCCGATCAGGGACAAGACGGTGTCGGCGATCCTGATGAGGAGATCGGCGAGCGCCCAGGCGATGTCGCCGCGCGCTGGAAGATGGAGCTCGACGCGGCGCGCAAGGGGCCGTATCAGCGCTGGCTGAAGCGGGCCAAGCGGTCGATTCGCCGCTTCCGTGACGAGGACATGGACAGCGAGGACGGCGCCGTCACAAGGCGCAACGCGCAGTTCAATGTGCTGTGGTCGAATGTGAACACGGTCGCGCCGAGCGTCTACAGCCGGGCGCCGAAGCCGATCGCCGAGCGGCGCTATCTCGACCGCGATACGCTGGCGCGGGCCGGCGCCACGATCCTGCAGCGCGCCCTGTCCTACTCGATCGAGGACAGCGGCTTGCATGACACCATGCTGCAATGTCGCACGGATTTCTTCCTGGTCGGCATCGGATCGGCCTGGCTGCGCTACGAAGCCGAGTACGACAAGACGGCGCCGCAGCATCAGGAAGATCCGACCAGGCCGCCGGCAGCGGGCGCCCAGGCGCAAACCTACGTCAACAATCCCAAGGTGACGAAACAGAAAACCTGCGTCGACTACTGCCATTGGTCGGATGAGCTTTTCTCGCCGGCCCGCTTCTGGTCTGAGGTGCGGTGGCGGGCGAAGCGGGCATATTACACGCGGCGCCAGCTGCGCGATCGCTTCGACCGCAAGGTTGCTGACGCCATCCCGCTGAAGGTGCAGCGCGGCCGCAGGCAGAACGACGTCACCGACCAGCAGCGCGAATTCCTCGGCACGGCCGAGGTGTGGCAGATCTGGGATTTCGAGGCGCGCGAAGTCATCTGGATTTGCGAGGATTACCTTGTCGGCCCGCTGAAGACGATGCCTGACAAGCTCGGCCTTTCATGCTTCGTTCCTGCGGCGCAGCCCGTGCGCGCCACGACGACGAACGACGCAATCTGGCCGATCCCGGATTATTCCATCTGGCGCGACCAGGCCGGCGAGCTCGACAGCCTCACGGCCCGCATTGCCGCGCTCACGCGCACCATCAAGGCCGTTGGCGTCTTCGACAATTCCTTCCCCGAGCTTGAGCGCATGCTGCAAGAGGGGATGGAAAATAAGCTGATCGGCGTCAAGAACTGGGCGAAGCTAACACAGCGCGGCGGCCTCGCCGGCAGCGTGGGGCTGTTGCCGATCAAGGAAATGGCCGACGCACTCACGGCGCTGTACATGGCCCGCGCCCAGGTCAAGCAAGACCTGTACGAGATCTCCGGCGTCTCCGATATCGTGCGCGGCGCCAGCAACCCGAACGAAACCGCGCGCGCCCAGGAAATCAAGGGGCAGTTCTCTAGCGTGCGCGGCAGCGATCGCAAGAACGAGTTCAACCGCTTCGTGCGCGACACGCTGTGCATCATGGCCGAGATCATCCTCGAGCATTACACCGACGACATGCTCTGGCTGATGTCGGATTTCGAGCAATGGGCGAAAGACCAGGATCTGCGCGCCTATGCGCCTGATCAGCCCATGATGGGGCACAATGGCGGCCCGCCGCTTGACATGCCGGCGCCGCCCATGGCACCACAGCAGCCGCTAAGTCTCGACCAGAGGCCTGCCGGCGTTCCTGGCGCCGTATCAGCACAGCAGCCTGCGACGGCGCCAGAACCTGCGCCATCGGCGACAATGCCCCCACCTGCGGCGCCGATGGCAAGCTCTCCGGGCATCCCGCCAGTTCAGGGGCTGCCGATGGGCGTAAACCCGGCGCCAGCAATGCCGCCGCCCGGCCCCGTCATCCCGCCAGCGATCCCGCCACGCGCGCTGTTTGACGAAGCGCTCGCCCTCCTGCGCGAAGACAAGCTGCGGTCCTTCCGAATCGTGGTCGAGACGAACAGCACGATCGAGCCGGACGCGACGCAGGAAAAGCAGGCGCGCGTCGAATTCCTCGGCGCTGTGACGCAGTTCCTCGCCCAGGCGCAGGAAATGGCGGCGGCCTATCCGCAGATCATGCCGGTACTAGGCAAGATGCTGCTATTCGGCGCGCGCGGCTTCCAGGTCGGGCGCGAGCTCGAGAGCGCGCTGGAAGGGCTGATTTCCGACCTCGAGCGGATGGCGAAAAACCCGGCGCCGAAGCCGCCATCTGAGGAAGAGATCAAGGCGCAGAGCGAGCGCGAAAAGCATCAATTCGACATGCAGAAGCTGCAGGCCGAGGCGCAGCGCGATCAGCAGACCTTCGCCATGGAAATGCAGAAAATGCGCATGGAGATGCAGGCCCTGGTCGAAAAGCTGCAGATCGAGCGCGAAAAGCTGATGATGGACCTGCAGGTGAAGCGCGAGCAGGCAGACATCAAGCGCGTTGAGGGGCAGCAGGATCTGATGCTAAAGCAGGAACAGAACGCCATGGACGCGCAGGCGATGAACCGCCGGGCGGCGAACGATGAGCGCTCGGCCCAGCTCGAGGCTGAGGGGATGGAAAGGCAGGCTGCACATGATAAGCGGAAAGTGGAACTGGCTGAGGAAACTGCGGAGGTCAAAGCCGACGCAGCCGCAACAGCCGCTCGCGCCAAGGCCAACGGTGCCGGAAATGGGAAGCGTCGCGCTGACGCCTAGTATCCCGTCGAGGGTGCTGCTGGATCGCCACGGCTTCCCGATCGCGTATTTCACCGATCCGCTGTATGGCGGCGAGGTGGTGTTCCAGGAACGGCTTCGCCACTTCGTGCACATTCCCTTCAGGCATTCGAAACACTGATGGCGCGCGCATCCTACGTATTGCGAGGCGGTCGACTCGTGCCGAAGCACTTGGCGCCGCCGCTCGAGCACCAGGCCCGCGGGCCTCAATCCGATCTCGCATGCCCCAGCTACATCAGCGACAAGCTCGGCGACGGCGTTGACGGCATGTGGCACCCGGCGACAGGCGAATGGATGGATTCCAAGTCCAAGTTCCGCGCCGAAACCGAAGCCAGGGGCTTGACAGAAATGGGAAACGAGCCCTTCCCTGAAAGAAAGGTGCAAACGGACGCCGAGTTGCGCGCTGAAGTGGCGCAAGAAATTGCTGACACTTACGACCAGATCGCCGCCGAGGTGGTCAAGGTCGAGGACGCGAAACCGGTCAATCCGGACGTGCTGAACGTGGAGCTGGCCAAGAATGTTTGAACGCGACGACGAAAACAGCGAGCGCGAATATTCGACGCGCGATGCGCTGGTCGCGGCTTTCGAGGCATTCGACGCCGGCACACTGACGGCCGAGAACGCACACACTCTCGAGCTTCCCAAGGATACTGAGGCCGCCAAGGATCAATCCAACGGTGCGGCAGCCGGGGCAAATGCCCAGGGGGCGGGAGGCACGCAGCAGGAACGGAAATCCCCTGCTGGTGATCCCGCCTCCGCCACCCAGCAAGACAATTCCCGCGACAGCCGCCGCGATCCCGCGACGGGCCGTTTCGCGAAGGGCGAGGGCGAAGGCGAGCGGAAACCCGCTGCGGCCGATCCCGCGTCGCAGCAGCAGGCAAAGCCCGACCAGCAGCAACAGCAGCCGGCGACGCCGCCGCAGGATGAAAAGCCTGCAGGCCAAGCGCAACCGGAGCCAGCGCCGCAGGGCATGTCTGACAAGGCCGCTGCAATCTGGGGTAACGCATCGCCGGAAGCCCGCGCCTACATCGCGGAAACCGAAGGCGTGCTTGCCAAGATTTCAGATGGGGTGAAACCGCTTTTCGAGACGGCCAAAGAGCACGGCCTGCATGGCTTCGAATACGCGCAAAGGCTTGTGAACGCTGACAAGTACCTGCGCCGCGATCCCATGAACGCGATGCTTTGGCTGATGGAAACGCACAAGATCGATCCGGAAGCGCTGGCCGATATGGCGGCCGCCAAGCGCGCAGGGATTCAGATCCCACAGCCCAACGGCCAGCAGCAACCCGATCAGAATTTCAACCCTGCGATCCAATCGCTGACAACGCAGGTCCAAGAGCTCACCTCGAAGCTGACGCAGCGCGAGCAGGCCGAGCAGCAGCAGGCGCAGGACGCCGCGAACGCTCGCAAGGCCGCTGTCCGGCAGCAGTTTGATGCCTTCACCGCCGACAAGGCGAAAGCCCCGTATTGGAAGGAAGTCGAATCCGCGGCCCTTGCCTTCATTCCCGCCGTTCAACGCGTGCAACCACAGGCCTCGGTTTCCGATGTGCTGGCGAAAGCCTATGAGCTTGCCTGCAACGAAAACCCGACTGTGCGCGCCAAGATCGACGCGGAACGCAACAGGCAGCGGCAGCAGCAGGATCGGCACACGCGCGCCCGCGATCTGCAGAGCATGACAGATCACCGCGGCGCACCGCTTCCCAAGACGACGGCGAACGGGCACGACAAGAGCCTCCGGGACGAGATTGCAGCGAATTGGGACGCCTTCGACAATAGGTGAACCATGGCAGTCCCTGGCCTGTCGGAAGTGGCCACCATGACGCTGCGCAATCGCACGCGTCGGGTGCGCGACAACATGAGCCGGAATAACGCTGTCTATGCACGCCTGAACGCGCGGGGCAATGTGCGCCCGTTCTCAGGCGGCCGGACCATCGTCCAGGAAGTTGAGTATGCCAACAACCTGACGTATCAGCGCTTTTCCGGTTATCAGACGCTCAATATCAGCCCTTCGCCGGCCTTCTCGGCGGCCGAGTACGCCATTCGCCAGGTCGCGGTGGTCGTCTCGATTTCGGGGCTCGAGCAGCTGCAGAACAGCGGCCGCGAGCAGTCAATCAACCTGCTCGAATCGCGCATCAGCAACGCCGAGAAGACGTTCAAGAACGGCTTCAGCTACGACCTGTATCAGGATGGCAGCATCACCGGGCAGATCGGCGGCCTGGCGCTTCTGGTCGCGAGCTCGCCGGCAACCGGCACGATCGGCGGTATTGACCGCTCGCTGTGGCCGTTCTGGCGCAATTACGCCTTCTCGGCGGCTACGGATGGTGGCGCGGCGATCAGCCCCGCCAACGTCTATGAGTATTTCCTCACGGTCTGGCAGAACACCTGCCGGGGCGCTGATCGCGTCGACCTGATCCTGGCCGACAACGTCGCGTGGGGAGCCTATAACCGCTCGCTGCACGGCATCCAGCGCATCACGAACACGTCTTCCGACATGGCGAAAGCCGGCTGGTCGACGCTGCAGTTCATGGATGCCGACGTCGTTATGGACGGCGGTTATCAGGGCCTGACGACAGACGGCAACAACTTCGGCGCTGCCGGGGCTGGCGTTGTCGGCGGCGCGCCTTCCGCTAATGCGTTCTTCCTGAATACGGACTATCTGTATCTGAAGCCGCATTCTGACTGTAACCTCGACGTGCTCGAGCCGACCCGCCATAGCGTCAATCAGGATGCCATGGTGCGCATCATCGGCTGGGCGGGAAATCTTTGCATGAGCAACGGTTTCCTGCAGGGCCGTTTGGCAGCGTAAGGGGGAGAAACACAGATGCCTTACGTTGTAACGAACCAGCTCGGCGTCGATCTGCTCGCCGCATACGACGCCATCAGCGCCACAACGCCGGAAGTCCCAGGGCACCCGCACGTCTATGGCTCACGCCTGCATGCGACGGATGGTTCCGAATGGATGTTCGGCAAGGTCGCGGCCGGCGCCACGGTCAACTACGCCGAGGCCGTCACGATCGGGCGCACAAATGACGACGTGACGCCGATCGTTCGCGGAACCGGCGTGCTGATCGTCGGCCGTCGCTTCGGCGTTTACCAGGGCGCTACGTCGCTCACTGCTGGCATGGCCGCTTGGTTCATGCTGTCGGGAGCGCCCAAGCTCAAGGTTGGTGGCTCTTGCCTGCCGAACGTGCCCCTCTATACGACGGACACGTCTGGTGTGCTGGATGACCTCACTGCCTCGACTTCGCAGTTCCTCGTGCGCGGCATTGTCGCGAGCGAGACGAATAGCGGTGCGACGGCGTCGACGGTGAACGCCATCGCGACGTGGCCGACGATCGCGCCGCTACTCGCTGCGCAGGTGCCGTAAGAAACGGGGCGGCTTTCGGGCCGCCCTTCCCACCTTGAGGCTGCATGGAACGCACGATCTGCATAGGCTATGACACCCCACATCCGCAGGCTTTCGCGGTCTGCAGGCATTCTCTGCGCCGGCACATGACACGCGAGATGCGCATCCTGGGCATCAGCTTGGCCGACATGCAGGCTCGAGGGCTATATACGCGCCAGGTCGAGCGGCGCACCTATCATGATGGCTCGAGCCATCTCTGGGACACGATCAGCGAAGCGCCGATGAGTACGGAATTCGCCATTTCGCGCTTTCTGTCGCCCTTCCTGGCTGGCTGGGCCGAGGGCTGGGTGCTGTTCATGGATTGCGATATGCTCGCGCTCACGGACATCAACCGGCTGTGGGATTATCTCGATCCGCGCTATGCCCTGATGTGCGTGCAGCCGAATTATACCGACCCGCGCGTCACCAAGATGGACGGCCGCGCCCAGACGCATTATCCGCGCAAGCTCTGGTCCTCGCTGATGGCGATCAACATGAGCCACGCGGCGAACAGCGCCTTGACGCTGCAGCTGATCAACTCCGTTCCCGGGCGCGACCTTCATCGCTTCTGCTGGCTGCCCGATGCGCTGATCGGCGAACTGCCGGCGCAATGGAACTGGATGGAAGGCATCACCGATCCGCAGACGTCGCCGGCCATCGTGCACTATACGCACGGCGGCCCATGGCTGCGCGATTATCAGGGCGTGCAATTCGCCGACGAATGGTGCGCTGAACATGAGCTATGGATTCGCGGCGATACGCCGCCTTATGCAATGGAGCTATCGAGTTGAACGGGCAGGCTGCACCCACCATCACGCCGGCTTACGCCGAGATGAACAGCGATCTGCATCGCGCTGATCCGCATTATGGGGCTGGCGCCCATCGCAAGCGAGACGCCCTTGTCGATGTCATGGGCGAATACGAGGCCGAAAGCGTGCTTGATTACGGCTGCGGAAAGGGGACGCTCGCGATCGCGCTGCCCGGCATCGATATCCGCGAGTATGATCCCGCCATTCCAGGGAAGGATGCGCGGCCGGAGCAAGCCGATGTCGTCGCTTGCTTGGATGTGCTCGAGCATGTCGAGCCCGAACTGCTCGACAACGTGCTGGCCGATATCCAGGGCCTGGCGCGCCGCGCCGTGTTTCTGACGATCGCCACGCGCCCATCAACGCAGACGCTCGCCGACGGCCGCAATGCGCATCTCATTCAGGAGGATGCGGAATGGTGGCGCGCCAGGCTCGAGCCGTTTTTCGCCATCAAGGCCGAGCTCGTTGATGGCTTGGAATATTGCGTCGTGGCTCGGCCACTGCACGAGATTGGCCGCATTCACGGCGTGATGGCGGTTTCTCATGAGGATCGATCGCGCCAAGTGGAAGAGAATTGCCCGCGCGTGATCAAGCGGCTGGCTGTCGAGGGCAGCGCACCGGCGCATGGCCGCGTCGCGCAGCTGATTTGCTTCGGCCCATCCCTGGTCGACACGATCATCGACGCCATCAACATGGCCGACGAACCCGGCGTCGACACTTTCACGGTGAGCGCGGCGCACAAGTTCTGCATCGATCGCGGCCTGGTGCCTTATGCCCAGATCGATTGCGATCCTCGCCGGCACAAAGTCACCCAAATGGGTGAGGCTCACCCTGATGTGCGGTACTGGCTGGCGAGCTGCGTGCATCCGTCCTACATCGATCACGTCGCCGGCGGGAAGGAAACCGCGCTCTGGCATGCCTATAACGGCGAAGACAGCCATCGGCATCTGTTCACCGTCGAGCCGACCGCTCACATGGTGGTCGGGGGCGGCAGCGTCGGCTTGCGCGCCATCTCGCTGCTGTACGCCCTGGGATATCGGAAATTCGACATTCACGGGCTGGATTCGAGCTTCCGGGGCGAGATGCAGCACGCCGGCGAGCACCACGGCAAGCGCAAGCCAAAGGTCGAGGTTGCGCTGCCCGATGGGCGCAAGTTCGTCACCTCGCCTGCGCTCATCCTTTACTATCGCTATTTTTTCGACCAGCTTCAGCTAATGCACGGCGCAGAGATCTGTCTGCGTGGTGATGGTATGCTGCAGCACGCAATGAGGATCGCCAATGCAGGGCGCAATTGAGCTTATCGACGGCAAGCCGTCATACACGCTGGATGCCAAGGAATGGCGCGGCGATGGCACGGAACGAATCGGATACGGAACCGGGCCGAAGCCGTTTGTGCAGTTCTACGCACGAGCGCTACCGCATGGCGCCGAGAGCCTGGCAGCCGGCCGCCCCGTGTTCAAGACGATCGTCTACATGAAGCTGCAGCACCCCGGCGAGCGCGATTTCATCGACCGGCCGGCGATGCGCGCCGACGCCAACAACTATCCCGCTGAGTATCGGCACTATTGCAGCGGCCGCGAGGACCGGCCGGACGGCTCGCCGCTCGAGCTGCTGTTCCCGAACCATCCCGACGTGGTCACGGTCCTGCACTTCCATCGCATCTACAACGTCGAGCAGCTTGCCGTGCTGAACGACACCCAGATGCAGAATCTGGGCTTCGGCGGCTTCGAGTGGATGCAGAAGGCGCGACGCTGGCTGGATGCCATGAAGCAAGGCGACAAGGGCTTCGCCGTGCTCGAGGAAGGCCAGCGCAAGCTACAGATCGAGAACGGGCGCCTGGCCGAACAGAACAAGCAGCTGATCAGCCAGGTGCAGGCGCTGACGTCCCAGATCAGCAACCTGACGAATAGCCTGGCGCAAATGGGCGGCGTGATCCCCGGCATGGTGACGCACGGCATGGCGCCGGGGGCCTCGGCGATGCCGATCGCGCAGCCGTCCTATCTGCAGTCGAACGGCTTTGCGTCGCCTGCGTCCGGCGAGATCGGCGCCGACGAGCACAAGCCGACGTCACGGCCGACAGATGCCGCCGCTCAGCTGATGCCGGTTGAAGATCTGATGCAGGGCGACACGTTCGCCGAGGATCTGGCGCCGGTTCCGGCGGCGATCGACCAGCAGAGCGAGACAACGGAACGCCGCGGGCCTGGTCGGCCTCGCCGCAATTAGGAGGGGTAAGTAATGGCTACGGCTAACAATCTGATTGGCGTAGGCGTGCCGCCTGAGGTCGCCAAGCGCACTGGTTTTGTTCAGGTGGCCATCGCGACGACTGCCGCGACGCAAGGAACTGGCGCGCTGCGCGGTCCGGGAAACAAGCTGGTCTCCGCGACCTTCACCACAGCTGCCGATGCGGTGACGCTGCCGAGCGACGCTGAGATCGGCGATGAGATCGTCATCTCCAACATCACAGCGAACGCGGGAGTAATCTTTCCGCCAAGCGGAGGAAACATCAACGGCGAGACAACTGACGAGCCAGTCGCTATGGCGGCGCAGGGCTCGGCTGGTAGTGTGCAGCGTTTCATGAAACTGAACGCAACACGCTGGGTTGCCTTCTCGAACATCGCGGCCGACTAAGGAATTTCATGACAACAGTTTTTGATCCAAACGGTACGCCGATCCCGATCTACAACAGATCCGGAAAAGCCATCGTGCCCATGTCAATTAATGCTACGGGCACCGATCCAAATACGCAGCTAACGCAAGTCGCAGAGGTGACAATCTTCGAGATTGATCATACCAATCCGACACCTGGCATGGGCAATCATGCGTTTACGCTGCCTGCCAATGCTGAAGTCGGAGACGAATGCTTCGTCGAGGTGTATGGCGGATATGGCGCCGATGTGGAGCCGTTCAGCGGTGACAGCATTTCGTCAGGCCAGTCGGCAAGCATCACATCAGCGGCTATGGGACACTTCATCAAGGTCGATTCGAATCGCTGGCGAAAAGTCTCGCCATAAGGGACGGTCATGGCGCAGGAACGCACGGCGATCGAGATCCTGAACGCGATGGAGGATGAGCTGGGCCTGTCCCGCTCGACTTCCGTCGCGGCCACCACGACGATCGTGCGGCAGCGCATGGCGCACATCAACGCCACGCTCGAGGAGTGCCAGGCCTTCGGCGCATGGGCGGCACTCGAGAAAGAGGCGATTATCGAGTTCGGCGCGCCGACCGTGGCCAGCTGCACGCTGACGGCCGACAGCGCGATCGTCACGACGGCGAGTACGGCATTCATCACGGCGAACAGCACGCCGGCCGATAGCTGGCTCGCCTATGGCGCTGGCGGCATTGGCAGCAGCGGCACGGTGCAACGCAATACGCGCATCGCATCCGTGACCAATGCCACGACCTTCGTCATGGACAAGACGGCCGACGCGAGCAGCGTTGAGGATTTGAGCTTCGTCCAAGACACCTTCGCCGTGCCGAGCGATTATCAGCGCTCGATTCCTCAGACCCATTGGGATGCCCGGCTGATGTGGTCGATGATCGGGCCGACCAGCTCGCAATTCGACGCATTCCAGCGCAATGGCATCGTCGGTCCGTTCCCGCGGCGCCAATTCCGCAACCAAGGCCGTGCGCCGGTCCGCTTCCGCATCTTCCCGCCGCCGACCGCGACGCAGGATTACCCGGGTACGCTGTCTTTCCGCTACATCACCAACGAGCCCGTCTTTACGCCGGCGAGCGTGACGAAGCGGTTTTTCACGGCGAACGACGATCAGACCATCATCCCCGATCGCCTCGTCATCCTCGGCGCGAAATGGCGCTGGCAGCAGGCCAAGGCCTTCGATTTCGGCCCACTGCAAGAGGAATACTACAACTGGTTTGACGGCATGATTTCCGACGACAAGGGCGAAAGCGTCGTTCCGCTCGACGGTCGCGGCGACTTCGGTTTCCCCGATCGCTATGGCTTCGGCTACAACATTCCCGATGGCGGCTTTCCAAGCACCTAGGGGGCGACATGACGGACGAGGTATTTTCCCCGCGCGGCTCGAGCCAAGTCATAGCGGTCACGCAGTCTGATCAGACCGTTGCCCTGCCGGCGCTATCCGGCGCCATTCCCGCAATTCGGCTGGTGTCGCTGTCATCCAGCATCGTCGTTCTGTGGATCAACCTCGGCAATAGCGGCGTAACTGGTAGCGTCACGACGTCGATGAAATGCGCCCAGGGCAGCGTCGGCCAGCCGCTCATCATTCCCGTGACCGGCAGCCAGACGCATCTGTCGATCTTCTGCGAAGGCCAGCCGGGCGACGTGATCCTCACGCCCGGCGAGATCATGGCCAACCTCCCGGGAGCAACAGGGGCGACAGGGGCGACAGGGCCCTCTGGCGGCCCCACCGGCGCCACAGGCCCCACCGGAGCGACTGGCCCGACAGGTGCTACGGGGCCGGCGGGGGGGCCTACGGGAGCAACGGGGCCAACTGGTGCCACAGGTCCCGTGGGAGCAACAGGGCCAACTGGCGTCACCGGCCCCCAGGGTGCGAGCGCGGGCCTCACCTGGAACTTCGACAGTTCCACCACGACAAACGCCGATCCCGGCACCGGCGATATCCGCCTGAACAATGCGACCTTCGCCGACGTCACCCAGATCGCCATCGATGATCAGTCCGCCGACAGCGGCAATCCCGATGTCTCGGCATGGGTGGCGGCGTGGGATGACAGCACCTCGACGCTGAAGGGCTATCTGCTGCTGAAGAAAAAGAGCGCTGAGCAGAATTTCGCGCAGTTTTCCATCTCGGCAATCACGGATCAGAGCGGCTATACCCAGATCGCCGTCGCGCATGTCGTCTCCAGCGGGTCGTTCTCGAATGCCGATCCGCTCGCGGTCACATTCAGCCGGACCGGCGATCTCGGAACCACAGGCGCTACGGGGCCCACGGGACCAACTGGGCCCGCCGGGGCCACTGGACCGACCGGGGTCACTGGTCCAACGGGCGTCACGGGCGCGACCGGGCCAACCGGACCAACAGGCGCAACTGGGCCCTCTGGCGGTCCTACGGGTGCGACCGGGCCCACGGGGCCGACTGGCCCCACCGGAGCCACGGGCGCGACGGGTCCGGCGACGGCTACGCTCACCTTCATCATCGATGGCGGCGGTTCGGCAATCACCACCGGCATCAAGGGCGACCTTGAAATACCCTTTGCCTGCACGATCACCGAGTGGACCCTGCTGGCCGATCAATCCGGCTCTATCGTGGTCGACATCTGGAAGGATACCTATGCGAACTATCCACCCACGGTGGCCGACACCATCACCGCGAGCGCGAAACCCACGATCTCCTCTGCGACCAAGGGACAGAGCAGCACGCTGACCGGCTGGACGACATCCATTTCGGCGGGCGACACGCTGCGATTCAATGTGGACAGCATAACGACGATCACGCGGGTGACGATCTCGATCAAGGTTACACGGTAGCGGGGCTAAGCAATGGCCATCACATTCGTCGGCTCCACTACGATTCAGAGCAATGGCTCACTCTCTTTGCCCGGCGGGATGCAGGAGAACGATATCGTCATTCTGCTGCAGGCATCGGATTCCGGGACGCCTGCGGTCCCCTCGGGCTATACCTCAATCTTTTCCGACGCGGGAGGCGCGCCGTCCTGCAGCATCTCCCGGAAATTCATGGGATCAACGCCGGATACGAGCGTTACAATCTCCGATTGGTCGGGAGCCAATCAGGAAGCGGCCATTGCTTATGTGATGCGCGGCGTCAATACGACGACGCCAATTGATGTGGCCGCCGTAAGTGCGGCAAATGGGACGGGCAACCCCAATCCGCCAAGCACCTCAACCGTTACAGCCGGAGCGGCTGTTCTGGCTTGCGGATTTCTTGACGACGACAACGCGACAGTTTCCGCGCTCTCAGGATATAGCGATCTTGCTCAGGTTTTCACGAATGCAGCAGCCGGCGCGACCTGTACGCTGATGGTCTCGTGGAAAGAAATCGCTTCTCCTGGAGCTGAAGATCCGGGCACCTATTCGACAACAGGTGACGATGCCTGGGTGGGCGTGACGTTCGCTTTGCGTCCCGCTGCCGCTGCGCGTCCCACCTCGCAGGGATATGTGATCGGGGCATGAGCAAATTTCGTTTCCACATCGTCGGGCTCCCACACACCAGTGTAACGCTCGCCTACACTGCCTGCGCCTTCACCGAGAGGGTGCGGAAGTTCTGCAGCATGATGTATGGGCTTGGCCATGAGGTTTTCCTCTATGCCGGCCCGGACAAAACGGACGCGGATGTCACCGGGCATTTCACCTGCATCAGCGAAGCCGAGCGCGCAGCGGCGTGCGGCGGACGTCATTTCGTGCATGCGAGCTTTGACAACACACTGCCGCATTGGCAGCGTTTCAACCAGAACGCCATCATCGGCATCGACGCGCACATCCAGCCGCACGACTTCATCTGCATCATCGGCGGCCTGGCGCATAAGCCTATCCTCGATGCTTTCCCTGCGCATATCGGCGTCGAGTTCAGCATCGGCTACGGCGGCAACTTCGCGAAATATCGCATCTGGGAAAGCTACGCCTGGATGCACACCTGCTACGGGGCACAAAGCGGCGGCGATCCGAATGCCATAGACGGCCGCTGGTTTGACACAGTGATCCCAGGCAGCTTCGACCCGGCAGATTTCCCCTTGTGCGATAAAGAAGACTACTGCGTGTTCTTGGGTCGCCTGACGCCGCGCAAGGGCATCGGCGTGGCGGTGGAGACCTGCCGCAGGCTGGGGATGCGTCTCGTCATAGCCGGACAGGGCGACCCGCCGGACTATGGCGAATATGTCGGCGTGGTCGGGCCGGAAGAGCGCGGTAAGTTGCTGGCCGGCGCGCGCGCTGCGTTCGTGTGCGCCAGCTATATTGAGCCGTTCGGCAATGCCGCCGTGGAAGCCCAGCTTTGCGGCACGCCGGTGCTGGCCTCGCCATGGGGCGCGATGACGGAAACCGTCGAGGACGGAAAAACCGGATTTCTGTGCCACACGCTGAGAGAATTCATGGATGGTGTGCGGAGGGCCGGCGAGCTAGACCCGGACTATATTCGCGACAGGGCCATCAGGCTATATTCCACGGATGCGGTCGCCCGGCAGTATGCCCGGCACTTCAGGCGCTTGGAATCGCTATGGCGGGAAGGATGGTACGATGACGCGCCTTACAGCGACGCGCCGCAAGGGGGCGACTCGAGTCACGGCTGAGGCGCAGCAAAAGAAGCTGCCGACATCGATGCCCATGCCAATCCCGACCGGCGGCCTGGATGCCGTCTCGCCGCTCACCAGCATGCCGCCAGACCGGGCGATCGCGCTGGACAACTGGTTTCCTCAGCTAGGCTATATCGAACTGCGCAAGGGATTTGCCTCGCACAGCAACACGGGCGAGACGGGGCAGCCGGTCGAAAGCCTGATGGTCTACAATGCATCTGTCGGCGCTTCCGACAAGATGTTCGCCGCGGTGAATGGCAAGATTGAGGATGTTACGACGGGTACCGCGAGCGAGTCGCTGACCGGCCTCACCAATGATCGCTGGCAATATATGAATTTCGCCACATCTGGCGGCAATTTCCTGATGATGGTCAACGGCGCCGATGGGCTGCGCCGCTTCGATGGGGCGGCCTGGGCAACCTCAAGTCTGACAGGCGTTTCTGGCGCCGACCTCATCCACATCGCCGCCTTTAAGAATCGCGTCTGGCTGGTCGAGAAAGACACCCTGGATGCGTGGTTTTTGGCGCCCGACTCCATCCAGGGGCAGGCTTATCGATTCCCGCTAGGGGGCACCATGAAAATGGGCGGCTTCCTGATGGCCATCGCAACCTGGTCCCTCGACGGCGGTGATGGGCCCGATGATCGCATCGCTTTCATCTCGAGTAAGGGCGAGGTGGTTGTCTATGCCGGCACAGATCCGACGAATGCCGCGACCTGGGAACTGCAAGGCGTCTACACCATCGGCGCGCCGATCGGCAGGCGCTGCTGGTTCAAGGTCGGCGGCGATGTGGCTATCATCTGCATCGATGGCGTCGTGCCGCTATCAAAGGCGATGGTGGTCGAGCGCGGCGCCGCGCTCACCGTGGCGATCACCGCCAACATTCAGCCGCTGCTGAATTCAGACGCGCGCAATTTTCGCAACCTGTTCGGATGGGAGTTGATCAGCTACCCGCTCGGCACGCGCGCGATC